TTGCCTGACTTGTAGAGTGCCACCAACTGCTCACGCGACATGTTCTTGATATACTTGTTACGCAAAGTCAGCTGGTTAGTCGCCAGTGTCCTGAATGCCTGACAGTTCGCTAACACATTAACTTGATTAGTCAGGTTGATAGCCATAACTACTTACCTTCGCGAAGTTTAGAAACTGCAGCCAACAGCGCAGCAAGTGAGGCACCAAGACCAATTAGTTGATCTTGCAACTGTGCTGAGAGGTCATCAGCTACACCATAAAACGCCATAACAGCAGCAGCGATTGATAGGACAAACGCTCCAATGCGCCCAACAAATAAGGATTTTAAGTAACTATCAGCTTTAGGCATTTTAACCTCCTAGAATGTAGGTGTGCCACGTTGGCCACTTCTGTGAATAATGAAACCCCGTTCAACTCTAGCTTTTGCTTCCGAGTAACTAGGTTCTAACATAGCTGCTTGTTCAAACTGTTTATAATCTCGCAGAAGGAGTATACTAGCACCAACTGCAACTAACCTACCCCAGTTGACACGCGTCGTAGTGTCTGCGTCATTAACTAATGTGGTTTGTAACTGATGCGTCTGACATCTAAATGTATAGGATTCTCCAACTACAGGAGCGGGAGCAAAAGTCAATTTGCCATTATTAATAAGCACTGTCGCAGGCATTTGCTGCTCAGCTTCCGCTGATAAAGGATACTTACTTAGAAACAATTCTTCATCATAAAGCACTTCAATTGGATAACCATCAATAGTGAATGGTGCTAAAAATCCAAGAATGGCTTGTGAATAAGTATACTCTACACGATCCAAATCAGTGGGATTGGTCACGGATTGTGTAAAGGGACCCTCAAGAAGTACGTCCGGCACTTCAGTTGCAAGCACCTCAGTGTAATACTCATTGATATAGGCATCAATAGCAGCGTCTGAAATTTGGTTCACTGAAGGGCGACTGGTAAGGATGCGTATCTTTGTACGTATTTCTTGAAGGTCCCAAGACATAATAAACTCCAATTACTTAAAAGTTATCCAGAGGGATACAAGAAAACCGATTCTGCGCACCTACCACAACGGTTTTCAATTGTCCAGTGGTCTGATCCAGCTCTGTCTCATGCAAAGGCACAATGCGGGAGTTCAGATGCTTAACAACGCTGACGGGTGCTGTGTAGGTTTTCCCATCTTCAAAGCGCCGAAACTGTCCTCCAAAGACAAAATCTAAAGCTGTGCCAGGACTCTCGATATGCTGAAACCTGAACTCCACCAACTTCTCATCAGGCATCTTCATCTCTGGCTGCGTAGCAAGTAGTTTAGCTCTTGCATCTGCGAGCTCCTTTTCCAAGCGTTTAATCTCTTCCTGGAAGGAATCATCAGACGCTTGAATGTCAACATCCGCTGATTCAGACGCAAAAGATTCTTTACCAGCAGGCTTTGCGGTAGAATCTCCAGTGGGCGCATCAGAAGCTTGTGCATCCTTTTGTGCAGCTTCTTTTGCCTTCTCCTCTTTACTCTTATCCAATGCTTTGCTCATTTCTAGCCTCCAATAGGGTAAATGGTGGGAGGGCAGCATAAACTACCCTCCCAGCGTTAATTAACGGATTGCACGCCAGTAGATGGTATCACCACTTACGGCCATACCAGCTGGGATCGTGAAGCCTTCATATCCGGTGTTCTGGACAGGATCGGTGGTCTGAATAGACGCACCAGTCTTCAATTTAATCCCGGTAGTGGTAAGCAGCGACTGCGCACCAGCGGCGTCACGCTCCTGAGATACACCGGCAGTTTCTGACATACCCACCAGCCAGCGCATTTCAGCACTCTCAGTGGTAGTCGCAGCCGGATTCCAAACTTCAATTGAACTAGGCTTGAAGCCAACTTCTACGTCGACCGCAGCACCTGCACCAGTGAAGCTTCCATGCTCAACAACAGGACCTTGCATATTAGCCTCCTATTAGGAATGAGTTACGTTGAGTACGTGCATGAAGGAATCGTTGAGAATCCTACATACAAACGGCATCTTCCAACCAGCAGTAGCGCGCTGATCGAGAGGATCAGTAGTTCCACCTGAACCGAATGCCTTAACGATGGACTTTGCAGCACCACCTTCGATGGCGGTGACACCATATGCATGCTGACCCAGGATAGCTAGTGAGTACTCGTCAGGGGTAGCCGCAGTATCGCGGTGCGCTTGGCTGGATACTAACCACCGAACATTTCCAGTGGCTCCCCACTCGGCGTTCATGACGACATCCTGACCAGGGTACTTAGAGGTCGGAACAAAGTTACTGACTGCCTCCAAATCATCAATCAGGTTGGTATTCATCAGGCCAATAAATGCGCTGCGGATCGGGGTAGTTCCTACGCCAGTTGTCGCCGCCTTGACGTTGGTGATCATATCTGCGTCAGCGTTCAGCAGAGTTTTAACCACAGCATCTACATCGTCTTTGGTCAGCTCAGTAGGAGTGTTACCATTAGAGCCGCCAGAAGCGTCAGTACTGGATGCACAAGCCATGAGGATATCGCGAACCAAGACATCGCGAGTCTTACCCATTTGCTCACCGAGAAGCTCATTGGCCTCGGTCAGTACAGGGTCCTCAACAGTCAAGTCTACCCAGTCAGTAATATGGATATAATCACCATACTGGGAAACTTTAGCGGTAAGGTCAGTTTTTGACAACTGCTTACCAGCAGGAGTGATGCCTTCGGACAATGGCGTAGTGGCTACAGTCAGCGATGCATAGCGACGGAACTTAACTGTAGTTCCAGTGCCAGCAGGAATGTTGCGCACCTGGGCGGCTACTTCGTGAATCAAGTATGGCTGAGCACGCATTAACAGGACACGGTCATAATAGAGACCAGTGCCAGAATCAACTTGGGTTGTAGTAGTGAGATTGCTCATTCGAGTCTCCTATTATCCTTTCATCTTCACTTTGGAAACATGAGCAGCAAACTCTTCATCAGACATTGTGGCAAACTTGTTGACATCGCCAACTCCTCCACCAGTGTCACTAGCGGCACTTGCTGAACCAGGCTTTTGCTGGTTAGCTTTAAGTTGTGCGGCAATTTCTTCCGGTGTTGGATCATCAGCGGCATCGCTTTTACCCTTGCCAATACCAGCAACTTCCAGCTCCAACTTAGCCATACGATAGGCTAACGCTGCAGGGTTTTTGCTAGATTGGATAGCTTCCCGTAAAGTTGGGTCCGCCTTAAGTGCCAAGGGCAAACCATTTTTTACCACGTCTTCAAAGTCTGACTTGCTTGCTGCTACGCGATTCTCTGCCAGCTGGGACAGCACGGGGTTCAGAGCATCCCCCATAACCTGCTTCAAGTCTGCGTAAGTGATAATATCATCATCATCACGCTGTCTGCTCTGTGCCTGTTGAGCGGTTCCACTATTGTTGGCATTCAACAAATTGGACTGCTGCTGTAGTGTTGAAGCGAGTTGTGCATTCTGCTCCTTTACAGTTTTCAGCTCGTCCCGCATGGTCTGGACCACCTCTACAGGTACAGTCTTACTCGAATTGTTTTGTGCCCCTTGGCCACCAGAGTTATTCTGGTCGGCGGCATCCCAAGCGCCCGTACTCTCTCCATAGGTTAGGGGGCATGGCGGCTGCCCCACTCTACCTAGTTTAGTAATGCCCTATGCACTACTTAACGTAGGCAAAGATTAAAGCTCCTATTGCTACTATTGTTGGAAGGTAACGATATGCAAACGCCCCACCAACTATTTTATCCTTCCAAGAATTTAGTATCCTTACATCATGCTTGATTGTATCCACTTTGTTGTAGATAGTCTTCATCTGAGTGTCCAACATATCTAAACGAACTTTCCATTCACGGTCATTTATAAGCACATCGCTCAACTTTTCTACGAAAACTTTAAAATCTGTGTGAAGTTCTTTAACATCGCCTTTTATCTCACGTAATTCAGGACCTTTATCACACTGTAGTGGGGTGTGCTCGTTATCCATTACATCTCCTATGTAATAATTGGTAATCCCTTAGCTGAGTTAGCAACCTCCAGGTCAACCACACCAGCCTGTATCAAGCTCTCATCGATAGGGACATCAAGTGGGAGGTTCCAGATCCTATCGCAGCGACAAAGCTCATTATCTACCTTAAAGCACATTGTTCCTAGCATCCTCTCTGGCGGAGGTTGGCGCAGACACATTGCAGTAGTTTTAATCTCACTACCAATCGCCTTACTATGCACTAGGATGTAATAATTGGGGTCTCGCCGCTTCTTGTCTAGAATTGTTGCCATTAGGTCCTGAAGGTCCCTGGCCAACTCGTTCCGTAGTTCCCCTATCTCGATTCGCATTTTGCGCTCCTTGATTCTGTAGCCCTTGAAGTTGGATTAATAGTTTGAGAGATTCCATTAACTGATCCTGAGGAATTGCGCTAATCTCAGACATTGTTTTGGCCATATCGAGAGTAGCCTTAGCCTTATTCGCCTGAGCATCTGAAATGTCCTCAGCGGATTTCGCAGCCAAGAGCTGATTAAGTAGGTGACGATCTTCAGCTTCAATTTGCTGCGCTTTTTGCTGTCCTTGCTCAGCGTTCTTAAGTGCATCTCTGAGTTTGGATGCTTGCTCAACTGGAGCAACTTCAAGAACGGCCGCCCAAGGAATAGGAGCGCCCAACTTTTTGAGTTCTAACAGCTGCTGATAGTATAGTTGTCTTTGTGTGTCTGTTAGTAAACCCTCAGCTGGGACGCAATCGTACTTAGCAAGACCGGGCTCATAGAATTGTTTAGTAGGCTGTTGACCAACAATCCGAGCTACCTTGCTAGGCTTATAGTTCTTCTGTACAATTTTGACTAATTTATTTCCAAGTAGAGACTTACTCAATCTTTGGTTGTCAAATAGCTTCTGGAGTACTGTTAACCCCTGTGCTGAGCGTAGGTGAGATAGTGACGCTGCAACGCGCTCCTCACCTGGCCCTGCCATGCCCATCATATCAAAGTTGGCGCCTGGAATCTCTAGGATTTCCTTATCCATTAACTGGGACATTTGGAATATGCCTTGTGGAACATCAGGAGCACGCTTTTCCTTAGGCTGACGGCCTTCTGCTATGACACCCTTTTTCAGCCATATTGTTTTCCCCTGACCTGTTTGGTAAAGGTCAGCAGGATTAACCACGGTATCCTCTTCGGCGAAGTGCCCAGAGCTTATCTGACTATCAAGGATGTCTAGCATCTTAGATACGCGGCGGTTATATTCGGTTTGAGGGTCCTTCATGCAGCGCACCAAGCCTTGTAGTTTTTGCTTCAAGTCGGTGAATTCAGGATCGAAGAAGCCAAGATAAGCTATGAATGGATACTCATCGATGCCAAGCGGATCCTTGTCTGAGTAGAACAACTGACCTTCTACCATAATGGAGAGTTTCATGATCTTCTTAGTGGTCTTAAACTCCCGAAGTTGAGGATTCATCTGCATTAGCAAACGCAACCTCTCTTTATCCCCATTCCAAGGGCGCCACTGCTCAGTCTTTGTATCCATAATAGCTGTTATTTGCTCAGTATCTGGACGCCAAAATTCATCATAGCGAAGGCGGTTCTTCATAAGGGTGTCTTGTGCTGGCCATGCGTCGTTGAACTTCCCATCTCTACCACTCGGAGCAATTCTTCCAATCTCCTTAGCGTGGCTAGGGAGCAACATTTGAGCGCCTTTAACTGTTGGCCACTCCCTCCGAAGGATATAGCCACAATCACTTAGGTCTTGTTCACTAAAGTTAGGATCGAGTTTAAATTTAGTAAAAGGAACCCTTTTGAACTTAATATCGCCAGAAATTGGATCTTCAGAATAGTCGTTGTAGAGGTTCAACAGCGTTAATCCACTCTTAAGTGGACCCTGCTCGAAGCATTCAGAGCATACATTATATCCCTTATTAAAGGTCATTAGATGCATTACTATAGCAGACATCTGCTCAGCTGTGTAGGGATCACCACCTTCGACGGGGTCGATCTTAAGCGACAGCCGATGCTTTCTTTCATAGCCAGTCACCAGTTGTATAACGCGCCGAATTTTATTAAAGTGCAGAATATTCCGGCGTTGCTCGTTTAAGTAGGCCTTTTCTTGCCAGGAGGTCTGGTCACCTAAGTATTTACGAAAGTCATCTAAGACCTCAGTTGTCCATGGGCTCCAAACAGAATCAGCGTGACTATACGCATCTTCGAAATCTGTTAATGTGTCTCTATCTGACATATTATTATCCTAACACCGGAGGTCCATACATGTTATACAACTCTGTGACGGACTGTTCCGTCAAGACGGAGGTATCAAATCCAGTAGCATCAGTAGTGGCCTTGCAAAGGATCAGAAACGCAGCTGCACCGTGACTAGCCCAGTTGTGTAGCGGCTTATTTCGAAAACAGCCGAGTTTATCATCCCACTCTTTCTGATAGGAGTCAAGACACTTAATTAAAGGACCACACGTTGATTCGTTTATGATTACCCTGGCTAATGTGGCCCTACCGAGCTCAATGGTGTCCTCATGCAGGTCTGCCGGCCGAGTGTAGGTTTCAAAATTAATCCCTAGGTCCCTAGCTACTTCATAGCGCGGTTTACCATGGCTCCACTCTCTAGCCTTTATGTCGTGCGGCGCATTGTGCTTAACTATAGCTTGGTTATGCTCTTTGCACCAATCGCGTAGGTGTCCAGCGTAGTGTGGAAGTCCCTCACCAGTTTGCTCATAACAGTCTACAATTTGTATCCATTTCCCTGACAGCTGGTATAAGATGATAAAGGTGCTATCTCCAACGCCAATATCCCAGGCCGTATGGACGGGGAGGTATTCGTCAACTGGAAGATGAGTTATACGCCCATCTCTACGCATCTTAGACATCTGTGAGCCGAAATAACTCCCTACGATGGAGGCTTCAAAGGCCTCATCTATTGTCGCTGGGTACTCCCGCTTCACATCGTCGGAGATAACACCTTCGCTCTTTTTGAAATACCAGGCCTTCTGAGCATCTGATAGTTGAATGTTATGAGAATCTGATAGGTATTGAAAATAGTCAATGAACTCCGATGATAGTGTGACGCCGTATGGGTTTAAAGCATACTCATCGTGCTCCCACCAAGGATAGAAATGGAGTTTAAAATCCAGCGGTGTTAGCTTCTGATTTGCTTCTTGCATTGCCCTGGCGTTCATTACCAAGTCATAGAAGTAACCATCCCTACCTTCTGCGGTACTCTCTACCCAAATCAACCCATCATCAGGAACCGCGTTAAAGGAACCGGTCTTAATTTCCTTAGCTTTATGTGGGTACTTGGCTGCAATTTTCCCCATCTCGGAGACATGCAACATTTGAGGGGTTCCAGATCTAGCGGAAGTTCCTACCCTGAGAGCTGAGTCATTGTCAAACGCAATTTTACTCTTAGAATCGCTGGTTTGTTTCCTGAGATCGGCGACCACTTGAGAGAGGTTGTTATATGCGTAGATGACTTTCTCTGAAAATAGTTCTTCTGCGTCATTCCTGTTGTGGGCAATAACAGCGCCTAGTGTGTTTCCATGAAAGTACACCGCATCGAGTTGAAAGATCAATAAAAAGGTTGACATACCAAGCTGGCGTGCTTTTAAGATTAAATTCCGTGTATGCATGTTACGGTAGAGGTCAAGCTGTGCCCAGTTCAACTTAAAGGTGACCATCTTACCTTGTTTGTTTTTAATCTTATATAGGTTATTTAACCTCCATAAGCGATTCTTCAACGCTAGTTGGAAGTCAGCAGCATTTTTAGGTACAAAATCTTTGTGTACTTTAAGACTCATTATCCACCTCCTCAGCGTTGACCTCTATAGCTGTGGCGGATGCTTCAGTAAGCTCGTCCAAGAGTGCCTTTAGGGCGATCTCCCCTGAGTGGTTAATATTAAGAGTCTTAGAAACTGCCCCTTCGAAACGTTCATACACGAGTTTTGCTGCTGGAACATCCCCACTCTGTGCGCGTTTCATCATTGCGGCGTCAACTTTTGCCAACTCAGAACTATACTGTAGGCGACGCAGCCTGAGGGCTTCCTGCTCTATTTCCAGAATCCTCTCAGGGGCAATGTGCCTATATAGAGTTGGTAGTTTAACTCCGCAAACGTGCTCAGCGAGTTCAGTACGCGTAGGGAAGTCGTTTGATGTGTCCACTAGGTAACGTAGAATGCAGTCTTTGAACAACTCAGCTCTTTTGAGTTGATTATCCTTTCCAGTAGTGGCCACTGGGACCCATAACGCCGCAGGGGAGCGCTTGATCGCGAATGGGACCAGGCTCTCAGCTTCTTTACGCTCCAATTCGTGGAACATATTAGCTGCGTTGTGGATTAACTCCTCAGTGACTTCTGGAGTAGAGGATTCAAAGACGCCATTCATGCGTTATTGACCTCGTTTGTTCGGGACCGATGGGGAGATTTTAGCACCAGTTGCACCTGCCTTAACAGGTTGTTTGGCACCCTGATTAGCTGGTACGCTGCCGGCTCGTTTGGGCTCATTCAAGGTATTTTTCATAACGCTCTCCTAGGTGTTGTCTGCTATTAGTTGCTTAAAGTTTGGGAGGTTGATTAATCTTTGTAGATGGTCCAAAGGAAGCCTGGTTGCTACGCTAACCTCTTTTAGTGGCGTTTCAACAGCGATGAGCCGCGCAGCATGTAGGTACTGCTCTTTCATTTGCTCCAACATACCAGGTTCCTCCGTTTTAGTAGTGAATGTGGCCAGTATATAGTAGTGGAACTGAGACCGTCAAGAAAAATTGTTTTTGTGGGCTTTACTTCTAGCCAAAACGAATACTTGTTAGGGAGATTAAACCTGTGGGTGCTCCGCTAGTCCAGACCTGTTCGATTATTGAACACGACTTGGTTAGTCAACACGACTTGGTTAGTCCGGTTCCCGAGTTGTTAAATCCCACTATCATTATTTCGACACATTTATTTGGTAGAGGAGGAAACATAATTTATGGGACCCGTCGGGATTCCCCCATTCGATTTTATTAGGGGGTGGGCAGGTTAGGTGAAATGACTGTGGTTATCTGCGCTTTTAGGGATATGGCGGAGTCAGGTTTCTTTACACTTGTTGGGAAACTTTACACCTAGCCATTACACTGAGTTCAACAATTACAAGGACTTACGAGGGTGCATGTGTCGGATTACTTTACGTTGCAAAATAGACACACTGACAACCGGCATGAATAGGGGCTTTGAAGAGTTGGCACGAGTGATGCATTAATAATAGATGTCACCACGGAGTGACGAGGGAAAACGGCAGGCCCACGGGGGCTGGGATTTGGTCATTGAAAATTGAATAGCAGTTAGGCCCGGTGACAAAACGCCCGCAAACCTGTGTTTCTTCCATTTCTTTCAAACTAGAACGGAGATTTATTATGGCTCAAAGCATCTACGAAATTATGGAAAAGCGTGTTATTAATGTTACTGATAACGGGGAGAATTTTACCATTGACACGCCTGAGTGGTTTCCAACTTCCTTGGATGACTTCGATGTTATCAAGGAAAAGTTTGGGGAGGATGCCATCCTTGCAAAAGCGATTGCTCAAATTATTATTGAGCTGAGAGCAGTTGCAAGGTCCGCACGTGCGGATGAAGAGAAGGATATGGATGAAGAGCTTGCTAAGTTCGATGTGACTGCTCCACGGAAGCCGAAGAAGGCTTTGACGAAGGAAGAGCAGATTGCTGAGCTTTTCGCTGAAATGAGTGAAGAAGAAATTCAAAAGCTCATGGCGAAAATGGCAGGTTAGAGGATGAACGGAGGGAGGCTTTCGAGTCTCCCTCCACCCTTTCACACAATGGAGATTAGAATGCCAAATTGCTTTAGCTTGACAAGAATTGGGGCAAGTGAGCCGATCAACCTTGTGGAATTGGATGACGAGTTGAGGGAAGAGTTCAATGAGCCTGAAGATGCGCACAGCTGGTTATATGGTTGGTACGATTACATCGGTTTCGCTTATGCCTGTGGCCACGACAACGCCAAATGCCGTGAGATTTTCGAGGGCAATGACGACCTACAGAAGGTCATTGACTACCTTGAAGCAAACTTCACATGCTCGGCATGGGCTGAAATTGGGAGGCTAACAAATGACTAGATTAGTTCTGATCCTCGTCTTTGTCCTGATTAACTATATGGCTCTTCACCCATTCATCATGATGCTCGGATAGAAAGCTGGCTGGCCCCATTTTGGGGCTGGCCTTTTTCTTTGTCCCGGACCCCCCTATATATACCTACCTCGCCATATTTGCGTAGTGAAAATGGTAGGCGTAGAGACCTGGGTTAGGCTAATTTGAGGCTGTGGGAGAAACTGTAATGAATCTAAGCCAATACCACCCACCCCCATCAGTGAACACACCATCCAAGTTGTGGGACTGAGTAGAATGGTACTCACTCTGAGTAGTTAGGTGCTCACTTTAAACCCTAGGTAGAGGGGCTAAGTGGTTGGATTTGTTAGCTTTAGGTAGGAGGGCGTTATTGAAC